CGATGTCACTGGCGATTTGACTGGCGCGGTCACAGGAAACGTTACAGGAAATTTATCTGGAAATGTTACTTCAACGGGCAGCAATAGTTTTGGAACGGTTGCGCTTGGTGATTGGACAATAACAGAAGATGGCAATGGCAAGCTTTCGTTTGCACATAGCGGCACGGTCAAGATGACGGTGGATGATACGGGAACAATCGCAGTAGCGAATGACGTTCTTACGGACGAAACATTCTAAGCTAGTAGCGGAGCGCGAAGATGGCTGTAAAAATTCAAGGAACGGTTGTTATTGATGACAGCCGCAATGTGGTCAACGTAGTCAATGTAGACGGGCGCGATGTTTCCGCAGATGGAACGAAGCTCGATACGATTGAAAGCAACGCAGACGTTACAGATGGCGCTAATGTCGGCGCAGCGCTCACAGGATACACCACAGAGACGTCAATCGCTTCGGGCGACATAATCCCCGTGTATGATACTTCCGCGACTGCTTGGCGCAAGGCAACGATCTCAGACGCTATTGCAGCGGGTCCAAAGGGCCAGAAGGGTCAAACTGGTGTCACAGGGGCCAAAGGGCAGAAAGGCGAGATCGGAGCCACAGGAAGCACTGGTGCTACAGGGCCAACTGGATCAAAGGGTCAAAAAGGCGAACAGGGTATCCAAGGCGTTACGGGCGCGAAGGGTCAAAAGGGTGAAATCGGCGCGGCGGGTTCAGATGGTTCTAACGGAGCCAAAGGGCAGAAGGGCGAAATCGGGGCTACTGGCCCAACTGGTTCGGCTGGCTCGAATGGCTCAAAGGGTCAGAAGGGCGAAGTAGGTTCTCAGGGTATTCAAGGGGCCACAGGCCCGACAGGGCCAACTGGTTCAAAAGGTCAGAAGGGTGAGGTCGGAAATACTGGTGCCACAGGCCCGACAGGAAGCACGGGCGGCACTGGTCCAACGGGAGCGAAGGGCCAGAAAGGACAGACGGGGGCCACAGGTTCGCAAGGTGGAACTGGCCCAACTGGTCCGACAGGATTGACAGGGCCGACTGGACCTACTGGTTCTACGGGAGGCACAGGGCCGCAGGGTCAAAAGGGACAAAAGGGCCAGACGGGGAATACGGGCGGCACTGGCCCCACGGGGCAAAAGGGACAAAAAGGCGAGGTCGGGAATACTGGCCCGACAGGGGCGCGTGGACCGACAGGGCCTACGGGGCCACAAGGTCAGAAGGGTCAGAAAGGCCAGACTGGGGCGCAAGGTGGAACGGGAGGCACAGGGCCAACGGGGCCAACTGGACCAACGGGGCCGACTGGACCGCAGGGCCAAAAAGGCCAGAAGGGGCAGACTGGAAACACGGGGCCAACTGGCCCGACTGGCGCTCGCGGCCCCACGGGAGCCACGGGAGCCACGGGAGCCCAAGGGCAAAAGGGCCAAAAAGGGCAAAAAGGGCAAAAAGGTCAGACGGGAGCCACGGGGCCAACGGGTGGAACTGGTCCCACAGGTGCGCGTGGCCCAACTGGCCCGACTGGTGCGCAAGGCCCAGCAGGGCCAACAGGCCCATCTGGCCCTCTTTATGGATGGCTAAGTCAGGGTCAAAACGGTATGACCGATCGAGGTGTTGTAAACCTTGGAAATGCTGCAAACGGCACAGTATTTACGGCTGGAAATTCTGGTTATTATTTTGTTGGGTGGGGAAGGCAGTCAAATCCAAATAGAAATCATTGGGGTTTAAATACAAATAATTCTAATTCTTGGGTTATGCCGATGGGTTATCAGCTCACTTCAGGGAGCTACCAAGCTATCCTAAACAATCCAATGGGTTCTCTAAACAATTATGCCACAGTCGGCGCTACTAGTGGTTTTACTTACATGCACTATCAGGGCAGGGTCAACGGAGGTCAAGCTTTGAAGGTTAGTAAGGGAGGTAGCGGTAGTAATAGTGATGGAGGTTATTATGGTAAAAACTGGACGTGGAATTCATAGGGGTTCATAATGAGTGAAGTTTTAGCAAGATTTATCGGTGAAACCGTGTACGAAATTCATGCTGTTGTTACGTGTAAAAAAGATTTTGCAAATCCAACGCAGAATGTTTACTTTCAGTTCGACGCATCGGTTGATGGAGAGCGACTACCAAGAAGAGATTATATTTATGGGCAAAATAACGATGCAGAAATAGACGCTTTCTGCGCTCAATATATTGCCGAAAACGGTGTTGCAGAAGCAGATTACCATTCAGTAGAGGAAATAGATTTCAGTGAAGAAACCTAAGATTAGGTTTAGCTTAGATGAAAGTTTCACCAACGCTTTTCCAGAACCAGAAAGATCAATTAGATTTGCTCCAAAATGGTTCAAAAGAATTAAAGAAGATTTCAATTCAGAAGGGAATGTAGTCAGAAGTGTCAAAGCTTGCATCCCATTTTTGGATGTCATGCAGTCTGGATTTATCATCCCAGCTTGGTGCGATTTTCAATTTGAAATTATCAAGCCTATAGAGATCTATGTCCACGGTCTTGCTGATCCTGTGGCTGTTGTGAACCCACGGACTGGATTAAAACCAGAATTTAAATTAGGGGCTGCGCTCCAAGATGGGACGATTATCTCAAGGATTGAAGAAGGGAAAATACCTAGGTTATTTTTTACCAATGTTGCGCCAGAGGGCTGGGTGTATGACAGTAGCAGTTATAACCATAGTTTTCATCCAACTTCACAGGTAGATGGATTAAATATAACAAAGATTTTTCCTAGTAATGTAGTTGTCAATAAGTTTAATTCCCCTTGGTTTATAAGAACGCCAAAAGGGTATTCGTGTTATTTTAAAAATCCACCAAATGTTTTTGATAGGAAGATCGAACTTTTCGAGGCAATAGTGGATACGGATAATTATTTTGATAATACAGTAAATTTTCCGTTTATTTGTAGAGAAGAAAAAGAGGGTATTTTCCATATTGAACAAGGTGAACCACTTATTCATGTCTTTCCATTTAAGCGAGAAACACTCGACAAAGAAGTTGGAATTTTTGACCGCTCAACGGATACTGCTAAAAAGATGTATGGAATAATGTCTTTCACAGACCGCAATAGGTATAAAAAGCATTTTTGGTCAAAGACTAGGGAGAAATAAATTATGCGACTAAATTGGCAGTTATGGCGTTCAAGGGTCACGAAGGAAACTTGTGATCAAATCATTTCAAGCATTCCAAGAACGGAAGATGCAACAACTTTTGGCGGCGAAAATAGTCACAGAAGTAGTAAAATACATTTTATTGAACACGATACCCCAGACTACTCGCTAGCCATGCAAATGCTTTGGTTTTTTGTGAATGAAGCGAACTCAAAAGTCTTTGGTTTCAATATTTATCAAAAAGCCGATTTTCAATATACTGAATACCTTGCAAGTGAAGATGGCCACTATAAAATGCACCACGATATAGATTGGAACCGTGATGATGGTTTGGACAGAAAGTTATCAATTACGGTTCAGCTATCGGACCCACAGGATTATGACGGGGGTGATTTTCTTTTTAACGAGGTCGAAAATTTACCTCAAGGCTATAAAGAACAGGGCAGCGTTCTTGTTTTCCCTAGCTATTTAACACATCAGGTTACACCAGTCACAAGGGGAATAAGGCGCTCTTTGGTTGCTTGGTTCGAAGGGCCAAGGTGGCAATAATGGATGTTAGGGAGTTTAATTTACTAGGAACACGGGCTTTTCAGATAGATAATTTCTATGACAACGTAGGCTTTATTATGGACATTCTTTTATCTGGACCCACAAATCAGGTCATCACAGAGCATCCCCTGCACGGCAAAGAATTTTATGATCTGCGCCACCACAGAGAAGAACCCGCTTTGAAGAAATATACTGATCAAGTGGTTGATCTTTTAAATGACACAAGCTTTAGCGTTTACAAGGAAAACGGAGTTGATATTTTAGACACCAATTTTATGCGGTGGAAGAAATCAGATTGGAACAATTACGAAGATAACTTTTGGTTTCCGCATTTAGATAATGGTTGGGTTTGTTTGGTATATCTCAATGAAGCTGAAACAAATGGAACCAATATTTACGAAGATAAATATGGCAGTATTTACAAATACGGCGGGCGTGTAACGCAAGAAGATCGTGATCCTTGGAAGCGCAAGTCTGATTTTGAATTAGTAGATTATCTTGAGCCAAAATTTAACAGGGGCTTTCTGTTTGATGCTTCTAAGGTTCCACATGGCGCTGCGGTCAATGACGAAACATATTTCTTTACAGAAGCGCAAAGGGATTATGGAAGGCATAGATTAAATCAGGCTTTATTCTTTTTTCCTTCTTGAGGCCCAGCGGTGGCTATAATTTATCAAATCTCCCTGCACGGTGATGCTTTCGATGCGAGAGGGAAAGATTGGGAGCAAATAATAGCGGAGAGCGGATGTAAGCCCGATAGAGGCTGGAAAGATCCGATCCATGATAGAACCTTGCTGGAAGCGGAGTTTGGTTGTTCAGTAAGCCATTTTAGGGTCTGGCAGAAGATTGTCCGCTCTGGTGTTGCTGGGATTGTGCTTGAGGAAGATGCAGTTTTTTCATCTTTTGATGTTTCGGAGATAGATGGACTTTTAAAATCTTATGATAGCGTTTGGTTGGGCCACAGAGAAAACACGCTTGGCTATTGGTACAACGCCCATGCTTACGCGATAAGCCCAAAGACTGCTTCTATGTTATGCGAAGGCTTTTCGGAAAACATTATTCCAGCCGATGAATGGTTGCCCCTTAAACTTAAAAATTATTCTAACTATTTTTATCGGCCAGAACTTGTTAAGCAAATACCAAGGTCAATAAGACCAAGCACCATAGAGAAGGAAGCAAGAATGCCCCATGTTATCACCGTAGGAACGGATCAATCAAAAATTTGGCCGCTCAAAGTATCGGCTCAAAAATTTGCAAATAATTTTAAAAATATTGGAAAAGGCGTTGATTGGTATGGCGGCACAATGGAGGGAGAAGGCGGTGGCCAAAAAATTAATCTAATAAGAAAAGAGTTGCAGTTATTGCCGTCACAAACACTTGTAATGTTTGTTGATGGTTACGATGTAATTTTTTTAGATACGCTGTCTGTGATTGAACAAAGGTTCATTGGGTTTCAGTGTGACATTCTGTTTGCGGCTGAAAAAACATGCTGGCCATCTACGGACAGATCGGATTATTTCCCGCCATCTGATACCCCTTATAGATTTTTAAATAGTGGTGCGTTTATAGGAACAGCCGAAGCGTTGCTGAAATTTTTAAATCAAGACGTTGCCGATCACGAAGATGATCAAGCATGGATGCAAGACAGATTTTTACGAACCGATCATAGGTTGAATATAAAACTTGATTATGAGGGATATATTTTCCAATGTGATGATGATGTTTCTGTTGTCGATGGGCAAGTATTAAACGGAATGTGCGCTCCCTGCGTCTATCATGGGAACGGTGGGGAAGATGCAAAAGAAAGGTTCTTTTCGCTTTGTGATCGGCTTGGTTACTCTACAGATGAGCCAAAACAAATATCATCACCATCTTATCACATGACTGATGAATACCAAGAGGTGGCAAAAGACATCCTCATCACGCCATTGTTCACACCAGAATATTGCCAAGAAATAATCCAACGGGCAGATGCGCTGGGAAAATGGGAGCCAATGGGGGGCGATAAATTCCCAGCCCAAGAAATTCGTGTCCGCGAGCTTGGAATGTGGGAAGAAATTGAAGCAATCTGGCGAGACAAGCTTGGAAAGATTGCAGAAAGCAAATGGACGCCAATGCAGCATATAGGGCTTCGTGATGCTTTTGTGATGCGGTATTCGATGGATACACAAAAAAGCCTTGGGTTCCACACTGATGCTTCTCTTGTAACGGGCAGCGTTAAACTGAACGGCGATTATGAAGGGGGAGAATTGGTTTTTCCTCATCAAGATTTTGATAACGCGAATGTTGTTGATGGCGCTTGTTTGCTTTTCCCAAGCGCTGTGACGCATGGGCATAAGGTAAATCCTTTGATTAACGGCGTGAAGTACAGCTTGACCATGTGGACGAGCCGCTACGAAGGCGATGTAAATGGATAAGTTCTTTGTAGAGATAGGGGCGGCAAATTTCGATACATTGTTTCCCCTTGCTAAATCTGGATGGCGAGGGGTTGTGATCGAACCTATCCCCAAAATGGCCCTTGAGCTAAGAAAGATTTATCAGGGAACAGACGTTAAGGTAATTCAAGTCGCGATCTCTGATTTTGACGGAGAAGTTGAAATGGCGGTTGCACGGGATGATGGTTCTTGGCTTTCTGGATGTTCTCATATCGTTTCAGAAAACCATCTTGGCTATAAACTCAGCACGAATAAAGACAGACAGGGCGATTTCGAGGAGAAAATAAAGGTAAAGTGTTTTT